TTCTTTGTTCGAGATTCGTTTTGTTTTTTTTGGCGCTTGAACTTTAAAACCCACACAACTAATTCGTTATGGAATTTATGATTTTAGCCGCACTTGCGGCTATAGGATCAGGTTTAGGAGATATCCTATTACCTAATTTCATAGGCAGACGTACGATCAATTCAGCTAAGAAGAGCGTCCAGGCTTTGCGCATGGAATGTATCCTCTTGAATACTGGTGATAAAGAAGTCCAATTGGACTTCGAGATTGCGCGTTGTCTGCTTAAGTACGAAAACCAAATTCCCGATATCACCCCAAAGGTATCGAATAAGCCTCCTTCAAAGGTTATCCTTTATGGCTCTGGGGATGTCGAAGAACTTGTTTCTCAATTGAAACCAATCATGAAGACTCTTTGCGAAGCCTATGGTCTCAGTCATAAGGAAGCCCGTAATTACATTGCGGATTATTTCCTTGACATGAAGACCACTTCTACTGATGGTTCCATTAAGAACATTTATTATTCAGAGTCAAATGTTCGCACAGGCAAACCTGAAGACTCTGTGAAGAACGTAGTCCATTTAGGCTTAGCATCTTATGAACCGACAGTTGGAGAAAAGCCGAAAGAAGTCAGCCCATCGAGCATGTCTGCTTTCGTTAAGATACAAATCGACTCTCTTGCGAAGCAGAATTTTGATTCTGACTCAAAGGAAGACGTCCCGGTATTATCTATGGCGGCGGAGATTACATCTCCCCGTGCCGCTGATAATGATACTGAATTCATGGATCGTTTATTGGATTTCTTTCTCGAATCGGTTGAGGTTACTCTTCCGAAGCGTGTAGTAATCCCTAATAATAAAGCTTACACGAATTCCACTATTAAAGCCTTTTCGGAAATTATTCAATCCTCTAAAGATACTTTACCTACTGATGTGGCGAAGGATTATGAAGAATTGAAATTCTGGTCTAATCATCAAGGTATTTTGTTACCTCCGATGAAGTCGATGACTATTATTAGAGAAGAAAGGAAATCGATTTTAAAAGCCGAAGACCTCTCTCACCTAGAACAGCTCATCTACTCCAGAAATAGTTTATCCGATAAGCAAAACAGGTACGAGTATACTTTAGCCTCCTCACCATCATCAATTCTTAACATTAAGGTTGATGAAAAAGGACTTGTTGATCATGGTACAATGCATTTCTTACCGATCAATGATAGTGTAACTCATTACTTTGCACCCATCTTTTCCGCGGCGATTGATACGTCGACTTTAGTTTTGAAGAAGTTTTCAGATTACACTGAGTATATCAAAACTCACTTGTCGAAGCTCAACACTGTCAAACCCGCGGCTAAAGCATGGATAGGTGTATTCAATTCTCTTCCTCCGATTATAACAACTCTTTTAATGAGTAAGTTCTCGATCGCTAGGGAGAGTTTAGATACTATTTCCTCCAATTATATTACTAAATTGAAGGAAAAATTTGATTCTTCCGAAGACGAAGCATTAGATTTTGTTATGTCCTCAAAGAAATCCGATGTATTCGCTAAGAAAGAAGAGAATGTACCTCAAGGAACTCGTCTCCCTGCTGAGGAATGGAACAAACTTACCAAGGCACAAAAGAAAGAGCATCTCTCTAAAAAGAAGAAGGAAGAAGCAAAACCCCAAAGTACAACTAAGGGGAAGAATCCTCCATCTCCGAAGCCCGAAAAGGCCTCAATTAAAGAGATAGTCAAACAAGTGTTACTTGAAACGTCAGTTCCAAAGACACCCAGACGGGGCGAGTTATCTCCTCGCGCACCATCGACCCTCAAAGGGTCTGATGCTGTAACTGGAAAGTACAAGGATCTTTTTGGTACACTAGAGCTTAGTGCTATTTACCCTATTTTGAATAAGATCTTACCCAAGAAGGATACCACTGAGAGGTATAATTTCGCTCAGTTAGGCAACTTCTTACGTAAGTCTTCTAAGGGTAACATAGTACTAACAACTGATAAACCGATTTCAGAGATAAGATCATTATGTATCTTTTCTCCGAAGCCGGTCTCTAAGTAATAGGTCCCCACCACCGTGGGAGGCCTACTTAACCTTCTATGTTTACTCTAGGTTAGTTTCCCCGTTTCGAGGATTCATAAAACCAGGGTTTCCAACATTGAAGGTTAATCAATTAGAGACTCTAGAGTTAGATAAAAACACATCTTATGAAATTAAAGTCATAAAAAGACGTAATAAGATGGTAAATCTAATTTCTAGGTCTCTATGGATTGCTGGTGTGCATCACCGGGATTTATATAATGTATTTAATAAATACAAGAATAGGTCCATGGTCGAAGTAGAATCATATATAAATCTACTTTCTTCCCAGGCAATCCAGTTTATTTTAGAGATAAATAAAGACTTCCCCTTTCCTTATTTAAAGGAGGAGGGTATGACCTTTATTTATAGTATGAGGAGGGCAACCCCTCCGCCACTTGAGGATGTGAATTTCCGTGTCGCGTTAGCACACCTCACGGAATTACCTACAAATACACTAACCTCAGAGTCTATGGAGATTCAGGCCGACGCTTATCTCACAAAGAAAAAAATCTTTGTAGAATTAGCTAATCAGCCCTCCTTAGTCTCCAATAAGGCGTGTTTTGAGGCTCCTCGGTCTCAAGGTGGTCGTGATTACATTAGTCGTTATTGGCTTGATGCAATGCGTAAATACACAATTGAGGGTGAAGACGATCTTAAAGAATCGTTGTCAAACCTCGGTTGCTCTAACCCGTTCAGTTTTGAGGTGCCCATGTCTTCTTTTAGTATAGGTCCTGAGGATCATTCTGAAGATCCTTGGGCACTTCGTATTGGAGAAGGTTATCCATCCTCTTGGAAGTTGAATAACAAACATCAAAAGACAAAGTTTAAAACCCAAGTCTGGGCATACCCTCGGGAAAAAGAGAAATATCTTTATCCTAAGATTAATGTCCCAGAGGTGGAGGTATTAACTGAATCTGTTGATGTTATTAAACAATTACAGGTGGAGTGGGCCTCGAAGCAATTAGACTCGTTTCGATTGTTCACCGTCGCTTATAACTTAATATCAAATTATAAAACTATGGGTTTAAAACCATGGTTATATGCATTAGATATTAAAGAGCGGGGGAATAAACACAGAATCCCGAATATACCTGAGTGGCATAATCAAGTTGCCGCAAACTATATTGGGGATTTTGGTAAGGTTATTGTTTCGAGACTTTGTCCAAATACTTTTAAGGAAATGAACCCTATCCTGCCAATATCAAATTATTATTATTCCGGTGACTTTAAATCAGCAACGGATTATATACCATTTGATGTCGCCAGGGGGGCTTGGAAGGTCATTTTAGATAGACTAGAGATCTTGCCATGGCTAAAAGATGCCTTTAGCGAGATCTTAGACTATATAATAGGACCACATATTATAACTTGGGATAGAGAGCATAGACTTAACTATAGCTCTATCTACTCGAAGAAGTTACAAGACTATGAAGAATATGTTCCCGTGGAATCGTTCTCACCTATTGATGAAGACGATTATTTTCCACCTCGTATAACCTTCCCTTGTTACTCTTCTTGTAAAAACCTGGTTAAATTTCATAAACTTTACAAAGAGACTCCGACCCCTACTTATGAAAATGAATTCAATAAGTACCGGAAGAAGATTGTAGAGCTTAAAGAAATTAGTAGTATGAACCTTATATCTTTATCCGATGATATAGATGACGCAACACGCTTCCTCGAACTTTCATTATATCATGTTAACCATGAGATAAGGAAGACGAGTCCGTATTACAAGCCTCCTCTAGACGAGATTCAATATCTGCGTGAGGTACTTATTTTACAAAAACAGGTTGCACATTCTATGTACTCAGGTAAGGAAACTGCAGCGACCCTTTTCACTTTGCTCTTAGACAAGAGGAATTATAGTGACGAGCCTAACATTAGGCCTGCTCGCTTTAAAGGTGAAAAAGGGATCGTCATCGACCCACCTTCATTTAAGAAGGTACAGTTTCAAAATAAGGTACGTATAATTGAGACTATCTCCAACCTCGTCTCATCGAGGGATATACTGTCACGTGATGACAGGTTGAAACGTGGCCCGTTAGCATTAACGAACCGGTTCAATACCTCTATGAGATGGGTAGTGGTTAACTCCATGATAGATCCTTCCGTAACGACTCGTGAGGCTATTCCTAGCATCAACAGTTCTATCGAAACTACGAAAGGTATCTATATGTGTTATGGTATCTCTTTTCCAGCATTAACATTGATTAATCATATTAATCATTACAACACTAACGAAAGCAAGCTCCTCTATAAAATGATAGGATTCGCTACAGTCGGTGATGATAATGCTTCTGGACATGAGAACTTAGATAGTATCAATAAGTTAGAAACCTCACATGAATCGCACGGATTAGTGTTAAATAAACCAAAAAGCTGGATCTCTTCCAAAGGCTATCTCATTGCTGAGAAAATCTATGTGAAGAAATATGTCAAACATGTCCTCAAGATCGTAGAATTACCGAACTTTAAAGCTCGTATTCTAAGCCCTAAGGATCCGACATCAGCTTGGTTATATTTACCACAAATTTCATATGAAAATATGAGGTTTTGTTCTTTTGACTTCAAATTAAGAGTCCTCTCTACTATATATAGACTTTATGAACGGGATTATAAGTTCCTTTTAAGGAACCAATTCAACATTTTTGAAATCCCTATTCAAAAGCCCATTTTCCCTATCTCTCTATTTAGAAATAAGGGGAATTTCCTTTATGATGCCTTTAAACGAGGGAAAATAATGGAGATAAGAAATATCTGCACTATTCCCACCCCTGATCAAGGTATCAATAGAGGACTCATGAGAGAACTTATTGACTTTGTCCCATTTGAGACTAAGAACTGGTCTAGACCTGATTTCGGTCTAGAGAGCTCTATAAGGTTAGCAGACAAACAAAATTGGTCTAAAGGTGATTTATTATCATCTTTAACCGCTCGTTGTCTTAATAACCCTTATAGGAATCCAAAACCACCTCCTCCAAGTTATAAATTAACGAGTATGGAGGTATTCATGAGGTTCCTTAGTCTAAAGGGAAAGAGTCATATGAACCCTAGGGTTCACCGTCTTACTTCCTGGGATGACGAAGTTGTAAATACCTCCCTGATGGGTATCTTATCAGGGGAAACAAACTTCGAATCAGGACTTACTTATGGGAATGAGATTTATGACCATATTGAACATGTTTACCTTATTGATGGTAGATCAAATTTGTATGGTTGTAACACATTCCCAAGGGGGGAGTTCTTTAACTTTGAACTACAAGTTCTCAGTTTAGACGATAGGTATGAAAGTACTTTATTCGTTGTTCTCACCCCGCCTTTTGGAAACAGACTACAGAAGGACCGACAGTTAAAAACTAATCGGAACTTCTTTTGCACATGGACAGTCAATAGAGATTCTTTTTCGAATTTCGTCAACCGATCCATACGAGCATTTAAGTCTGCAAAGAATTTATTCTGGGTCTCTCGGGATACGTCTGTTAGTTCTCTATTAACGATCATAAATCCTGAGAGTTTGTTCAGTCCTTCTGATTCCGTAAATGGAAAATTTATCAGGGACTCAATGAAAATGTTTACTTTTAGTGAATAATTTTTACGCCAAAACAAGGGGTCGCTAAATAGCGATCCCCTTTTCTGTTG